ACCTTAACGACTTTCATGTCTTAATACCTTTGCCGTCATTTTATGATAATAGCCTCCCCACTTATAAACATCACGACTTGATAAACGGTTAGTGACGTGGTGGAGAATTACATTCTCTCCTAAATAAATTGCTGCATGGTTGGGAACTGGGCTTTCAATATTCATTAAAATAATATCTGCATATTGAATCTCTTCGACTTTTACTTCTCTCATTCCTTCATTCTTAAAATTATCAAGGTAAAGATTTTCTCCTTTATGCCACCAATCATCCTCCCGATTATATTCACTCATTTCAATATTTAATTCACCCTTGTACCAATCTTTCCAAAGCGTATAACAATCAACAATTCCATGCGCCCATTGGCGACCCACATAAGGAAGCTTAAAACCCGAAGGTTCATAGTAGCCCCATTTTTCAGTATTTGGATTAACGATAAACCAAGGTAAATCACTCCTTTCACAAGCAACTTTGTCCGCCTCGCTAGGGTTTTGATTTGTTGTCGGATGTGAGTGAATGACCCCTACAATTTCGCCTTGTTTTTCACATTTTAAATAATCGGACGGATCAAGACAGAAATGTAATTCAGGCTCTTCCGCTTGATTCTTACAACGAAAATATCTTTCTCGACCTTTAACTATATGAACAAGGCCAACACTTTCTCTAGGAGCCTCTTGCTTTGCATGAATTAAAGCTTGTTCTTTTATTTCTTCGCTTATCTTCATCTCACTTTCCCAGCACTCGGGAACGACCCGAATGGTAACTCACCATTATTTCCAAAGCGAAGTTTACAACTTTTCAAAGACTTCCCGCATCGGTCAGAAGAAAGAGAACCTGTTGGATTGTTATCCGCATCCCAATAATTACTGCCTGTGTAACTACATTCAGAACTTCGATAAGCCCATTGGCAAACATTCGCAATTAATTGTCTTTTTGGAATAAATTGCCCCGCTAAATCAAATTTTGAAGCTAATTCAAACGAAACAATTTCTCTGTTTTCTGTGTCTTTTCTGTCGATATACCAAATTTCAACAGGCCATTGAGCGTTTGGGTCGGCTGTTGTTTCTCCATCCAAATATCGCTTCAAAGTGCGTATTCTCCTGACCTCGGCCCCTGTTAAATCGTTATGAGCTGTCACAGCATTAACATCAAGCAAAAGAGCTGTAATTAATCCATCTGTATTTGCAACAGTCAGAGTTGGTCTAGGTAACGAACCTGAAGATGACTGTTCAAAGCCTTCTGCCTTAATAGCAAAACTGTTGTATACATTCCCGTCCCAATTTATGCCGCCTGTTAAAGCTGCATTACACCCGTTATGCCATCGGGTGATATTTGAACTTCCATGTAATGAACTGTCGAGTCTTAGTTCAAAAAGTTCAATAATTGCACTAGGAGCAAGGACAGAAAGATCTGCATAAACGCTACTAAATGCCTTCCAAGTAACAGACCCATCATTTGCTTCAACTCCTATATCTGTAGGCCAAACAGGTTCAGAACTTCCGCTTGTTCCAGCCGTTACGCATTTAAAAAATAAACCTGTAACTTGATCTGTACCAGCCCTTCTTACATTGCCTAAAGAATAAGCTGTTGAAGCTGTCCATACTGCAACTGCCATATTTTAAGGCTCCGCTACTTCTTCAAAGGTTGCTTGAATTGTAGCTCTGTTTAAATATGGAATAGTTTTAGACCACGACTGACAAATGAATTTTGAAGCACTACTTTCGCCCGGTGGAGTCCAATCAAAAGATTCTTGACCACCTCTTGCATCTAAGAAATCTGAAATTGTATCTGCATCTGTCTCGCTAATATTTCGCCATGCTGGACTATAAGATTTTAAATTTTGATTTAAGCCAAAAACTGTTCTCATCGAATAGCCATCACCGAATTGAACTTGTTTGACGTTCGGACTACTTGATTTGTTTATCCCGTAGCTTGGAGTAATAGATGGAAATGTGGCCATAATTTTAACCTGCTAAGATTCCGCCCGGTCTACGCTGGCGAATCAGTTCGGCTTGAATTGCACCTGCCAACATGTTACCCAATTCTGTCGCTTGATTATCATCGCCTTCAACTTTAGAACCAGAAGCATCAACATTAACAACAACAGAAGTTGAACCTCCCCCCCCGAGCTGGTCATTTGGAATAATCGTTCCAGACTGACGAGGAACAAAAAGCTCTGGGCCTTTTTCTCCAACAATTGAAGGTTTACCAACTGGCGGCCTTCCTCCAGAAGCAAACCCCGGAAATTTAAACCCTGAAAATGCTGCACTAATGGCCATGTCGATCAACATGTCCGTAAGTTTATTTGCAATATTTCCAAGCATGTCACCCAAAGAAGAAGTTCCTTTTATTAGTCCTTTAATTCCTTCTTGAAGACTTCCCTTGATTGTTTCTCCTACCTTCGTAAATCCTTCGTTTAATTTCTCAGTTAAAGAAACTTGTTCTTTTAAGCTTTCGGTAGAATCCTTTTCATTTTTGTTTTTATCTTTATCTTTTGAAGGTTGCGGTCCGAATTGACTCTCGTCTAATTTCTCAAATTCAAATCGTGCAATTGGCGCGGTCGTGCTAACTCCAAACATCCGTTTCGCCCAATTAGGCATAGCGTTCTGTATATCAATGAACGCGTTCTTCATCGCAATAACAAGATTGCGTCCATATAGTTTTGCTTGCGCCATTGCTCTTTTTAATCGCCTTTCAAGATCAATAAACGAATCAGCCCACGCTTGAGAAAATTCTTGAATGACGTTTATTTGTTCAATGCCAAAAGTCTCCGCGATAACTTCGCCAATGCCTTTAACAACCTGAAAGATCAAACGGAAAGGAAGTGCCGCAAGTTTCACACTGGCCCCAAGAACCTCCATCGTCATCGCAAGGGCGCGAATAGTTTGCTTCAACAATTCGCCACCTTCTGAACCTTCCGCAAAAATATTCTGAAACGAAACACCAAGCCGTTTTATTTGACCTTGTATTGTATCCGACGCGGTAAAGGCTGCCCGAGCTGCCGCACCTTGCGCGTTCTTTTGCTTCTCTAAAAGTTCGTTAAATTTCTCTGTGTCTTTTATAGCGTTTTGAATACCCTTAAACGCTTCAATTCCGAAAGCCTGTTGAAGTTCAGCCGTCGAGAATTGCGACAACTTTTCTAGCGTTCCACCTAACCCCTCGGAAGCGAGAGTGACGTCATTTATATCAACCTTTAATTTCTTCCCGACCTGTCCGCTTGATATTTTTGCTAATGCTGCATTAAGTCCAGTAAAAGCCGTTTCTGTTTGGGCACCCGCCGCAGTTGATTGAGCAATAACCGCGTTGACTTCTGCCAGCGGAACTTTTAAGCCCGCCGCAGTTGTCGCGACCTTACCAATATTGCTTGAATACTGGCCAATGGTAATAATTCCATCCGCCTGTGTTTGTGCGAACTGATCCATTAAGAACGCCGCGTCATCCGCAGTCTTCCCGTAAGCGTTTAAAACTTTTACAGCCGCGCCGCCTGATGTATTGATGTCAGTGAATCCGCCAGTTGCTCCAAGACTTGCCGCTTTTAATATCTTGGCCGCGTCAGCCGCATCGGTAAAACCAGCAGAGGCAACGTCATAAGCCGCTGCCGTTAAATCTGTAACGCTTGCCTGTCCTTGTAGTTCGTGCGTTAGTTCTTTTAAATTTCCAACAAGAGCTGCGCTGTTCCCTCCAAGAGTTCTAAATTTGGCCTCGGCAAAATCTTGTTTAGTCAGCGTCGCGAACATTTGCTGTAATGCTGCACCCGCCGCAATCAACGGAAGGATTGGAGCAAGTGCCGCATGTAACGCCATGCCCGCGCCAGCAATCCCCGGAGTTGCTGCTTTTGCTGCGCCACCTATTCCAAGAAACCCGAGGGCTGTTCCTTTTAATCCACCTTGAACGACCTTTAATTTTGAACCTTGCTTATTAATCGTTCCATTGAATTTTTTTGCTTGCGCGTCAACTTTTTTCAGACCATTGATTGTCTGTCCAGTTTCAAGGCGTAAAGCAATCCCGACTTGTTTCATTATTTACACCGCCTCGAAAACATCGAAAGTAATCCTGACTTGAGTCTGAAAATATGATTCAGGTTCGGGATTGACAAAAACTTCAGGGCCAACAGGCGCATCAAAATAAACCCCTGAAACTTTTACTTTATTATAAAGATCTCTAATCCTTTTCCCGACGATAAAATTTTCACCCGGTCCAATTCCTTTCGTACTAAATACATTAAAAACAACAACACCGCTTACCTTATTCTGATCCATCGAAACGTAGGAACTACTGCCAAAACTAATATCGCATTGAACCCAAGTTTTTTTGTTTGGTGGTTTGAAAGGCGTGTTATTAAAAACGACCGTAACAGGTGGCGTACCAGTCACAAGTTCATCTTGTAGACGCGTTTCAATCGTCGATCTGACTGTGTTTAAATCTGCCGCAGCCATTACTTACCACCCCAAGAACGCCAGAGTTGCTTTC